GACCTTGCCTATTCGGCCCGCGGCCGCAACTTCGGCATTCAGTCCGAAAGCCTCGGCGGGTACTCCTACACGAACGCGAACCCGAAGGCCACCAACGAACTGAAGGCCGAACTCGTGCGAGCGTACAACACCGGGAGGGCGTGACGTGGCGAACACGCCGTGGCATCTGCTGACCCAGACGATGGACGTTTACACCACCACATGGTCGACGGCCAATGACGGCGTACCACGTGGAAGTGGTCCCGCTTCGGCGTCGTTCTCGGTGGCGTGCAGCGTACAACCGGGCTCGGCGGCGGATGGTCTGGTCTACGGCCGCGACACCACGACCAAGATATTCGAGGTGTACTGCGCCCCAATCACGACAGCCGGCGCCGCGTGGAACGTGACGCCCAAGGACAAGGTCATCATCAACGGCGTGCAGTACAGGGTCGCGGGCCAGCCGCGAGACCTGATCCTGCAGGGCGTGATCTACGTGGTCACCCTTGAAAGGGACCAAGACTAATGGCCCTCCGCGTGACCAAGACGATCATGCAACTGGACAAGCCACGGCTGCAGCAACTGCTCGGCGAGGCGGCCAACCATGGCGTCGATCGTGCCGCCACGCAGTGCGTGCGGTTCATCAAGAAGTCGTTTCCCAAGACGGGCATGTATCAGCCGTCGCCCGCTGGTGGTCCGCCTGGCACGGGCACACGAGAGTTGGAACGGTCCATCACGGCGACGCCGGCCAAGAACGGCCGGGCTGTTGTGGGCACCAATGTCAAATACGCCCGCATCCATGAACTGGGCGGCGTCCTGAAGCCTACGACCAAGAAGTACCTGACCGTGCCTGTCAACGAACGGGCGGCACGGCTGCGGGCCAAGTACAAGTCGCTGAAGGATGCTAAGGGTTTGAGGTTCGCCACCATGTTCGGCAAGAAGTTCCTCATCACCCGCAGTCGCAAGCGGCCCGAAATCATGTTTGTGCTGGTTCGCTCCGTGCGGATGCCGCCTCGGCCATTCCTTCGCCCGGCCGCCCGCAACCGCGACAACCAAATGGCCATGGTCAAGGCGTTCGGGGCAGGCTTCCGCAGCATCATCCGCAAGGCATTCAAGCCTGCACCCGGGAGCCCCGCATGATCCTGTCCAGCATCTACCAGGCCATCTTCGACCGCGTGAAGGCCGACACCGGCGCCGGCGGGCTGTACGCCTCGGGTGCGTGGAACATCATCAGCGGCACGTACAGCGTGTTCGGCACGCCCGCGGCGATCACCTACCCGTACCTGCTGGTCGGCGTACGCCTTGAGCAGGACCATTCGCTGACGGCGGACGAGTGGACGGCCACGGCGACGTTCACCGTGTGGGACCAGGTGCAGAACTACGCCTCGTCGGCTGACTTCGATACCCGAATCACGGCGGTCATGAACCGGCTGCATGGCAACGCCGTGCTCCAGGCGGGCCGCATCCCTACCTACGGCTTTCACCGCCACCTGTTGGTCCTGCCGACCAACGGGTACACTGCCAAGGCGTCGCACTGCTTTGTCCGCACGTACGACGCGACGATGACGGACGAGCATTCAATCCAAGCGACGATGACGGCGACGTTCCGAGTGTCGGCACTGGCCGCGAACCCCTGAGAATCACCCATGGCATACCCGCTCACTTCCGAAACCGGCAACCTGACCTGCTCCGCGGCGAGCGGCGACCTGCTGTACCTGTTCGGTACGGCCCTCCGCATGACCACGGACCTTGCCACCATCAACCTCGAGTCCAACGAAATCGAGGTGACGCAGGCGACGGGCTCCACGATCAACATGCACAGCCGCATCAACGGCTTGCGGACGGGCACGGTGGACTTCTCCGGCATCTGGCCTCGCACCACAACGCCGCTCGGCATCAGCAGCAGCGTGACATACGCGAGCGGCTACGTCCAGTACATCAACGCGTGGAGCATCGACATTGCGTGGCCCGAGATTGACATCACGTACTTTGCGGGCGGTGCGACCGGGCCGACGGACCCGAGCACATCGTGGCGTCGCTGGATGCCGGGCGGCATCGGCATGTGGTCGGGCACGTACACCTGCAAAGCCGACGATGCAACGGCACCGTCCATGCCGAGCACGGGTGCGGCGGCCGCGGCGACGTTCAAGATGGTCGAGGACGGGGCGACCGACCCGAACTTCACCGGCGACATCACGACCCCGCGACTGGTGCAGCGGGTCCGCCTGGGCGACTTCTCCGAACTGACGTACAACTTCTCGGGCAGCGGCAACCTGACGCAGACGGCGGGCACGACGTTGCCCGGCCTCACGGCGGCGTCTGGCGCCATCACAAAGCCCACTTGGAACATCACCGCGACCGACAGCAAGCCCGACAACACGTGCATCCTGACGGTCGCAACGGGCCGCACGTACACGTTTCCGGCGTTTTGGAATCGCCTGAACCTGTCATGGAAAACCGATGACGTTGTCCGCCTGACGGGCACCCTGCGCGTGGCCGACGTTCCGACCGTGGCGTAAGGAGTGACCTGTGACTGAGGTCGCCAAGGTATCGATGGGCCTTGAGGCTGACACGTCCAAAGTGGCGGGTCAGGTCGAGGCCGCGAAAGCACAGATCGAATCGGCCGGTGGATCTGCCGTCACCGCGACCGACAAAGTAACCGCCGCGACCAAGAAGCAGGAGGCAACGCTCAGTCCCTTGGGCGAAAAACTCAAGGGCATCAAGAAGACCTACGGCGAACAGGTCGAGGTGGTGCAGGGTCTCATCGGCAAGTTGTTCGCCGTTGGTGCCGTCGCCGGTACGTTTTTCAAGATTGGCGAAGCGATCAGCACGCACGTCATCGAGCAATTGAAGACGGCAAACGATCACGCGTCCGACTTTGCGTTGACGATAAATAGAGCGGATGCCAAAGCAGCGGCGCAGCAAGTCGGTGACGAACTCGCCAAGATCAACGCCGCGTTGGCAGATTCCTACAGCACGTGGAACACGCTTAAGCAAACGCTGTCATTCGGCATGTTTGGCGACGATCCGCAGGAACTGTTGGATCGTCAGAAGAAGTTGAATGATGAACTCGCTGCCTTTAGCAATCGCATAGCAAAGGAACGTCGTGACAAGCAGGCTGCAGAAGAGGAGAAGTTGCTTGCCGATTTGGCCAAACTGAATCAGGACGCTATCCGTGCAACGATGACGGAGGAGGAAAAGATCCGGGCCGAGGCACAGGACCGCATTGGGGCCATCACCGACAAGTACAACCAGTTGAACGCCGAAAGCAAGACCGCCTCCGAACAGGCGACCGCCGATGCCATCGTCGCCATCAACCAGGACACGGCCGCACGGCTCGCCAAGATCGAAGAGGACCGACGCAAGGAAGAGGAACGCAAGGCCAAGGAAGCCCAGCAGAAGAAGTACGACGAGGAGCGACTTCTCGGAGAACTCGATGAGCAAAGCCGGGCCGGACGCAAGCGGATCGACGATGAGCAGCAACGTCGCCGCGAGGCGTTCGAGGATTCGCAAGACGCCGTCGCCGAGTTTTACCGCAAGCAGAAGGAAGACGCCGACAAGGCCGCCAAGGACGCCACGGACAAGATGGACGCGGAACAGCGTCGGGCACACCAAGTCCGCCAAGCGTGGACCAACGCCTACCGGGCCATCCGCGAGGAATCCAACCGGGCCTTTGCCACCGATCAGGCCGCGTCGATGGTCCAACTCGCCGGGCAGTTGCGGATCGAGGGCATGACCGCGGCCGCCAACATGAATCAGATCATCGTGCAGGGGGTCGGCTGATATGTCACAAGTGCCAACCGCGTACGAACTCGGCCTCCAGCGTGACTGGACCAAAAACCGGGCGGGCAAGCAGACCGCTCGCCGGCGCTTCGTCGTGGACACGATCGACCCGGCGGCGGCACTGTTGGCCGACGGCATTCCGCAGACAAACACCAGCCACCCCGACTTGCCCGACCTTCGCCTTGACCGATACAACGTGTCCGTCAGCAATGACGGCACGTGCAACGTCGATTGCGACTACAGCAACGACTCCCGCTTCGTCGACCTGCGGCAGCCCGACAAGGATGATCCCGCTTGGTACCACTGGGGATGGGCACAACGGAAGGTCATGGTGGACATCCCCATCTGCGTGCGGTCGCTGGTCATCAACGACGGCCTAAACGGGTCCATCAGCAAGAAGGTGTGGAAGATCGCCAAGAAGCAAGTCGCGGAGACGCGGGTGGTTCGCCCGCTCAACGTCCGGGTCCGCATCGACAACGTGCGCGATTTGGACGTCATCGCCGACCAGACCGACAAACTGCACGTGATGCCCGACGGCAAACTCTACCAGTTCCAAGGGGCGACCGTCAGCCAGGTCGATGACGAGGGCTTTTACGACATCTCGTACACGTGGGAGTACGACCAGGGCACGACGTTCTTCCCCGAGCCGCAGAGTCGAGACGTGCAGTATTGCACGCCGGTCATCGGCGTCGGCGGTCAACCCGTGCGGCCCCAGTACACCGTCCTCGTCGGGTACCAGGTCGGCAACCCCGAGACGGACAAACCCATCATGGAGTGGCAACCGCTGTACGAGTACGGCAACCGCACCGCGGGCAACAACAACGACGGCCTTGGTTGGCAACTGCTGCCGGGTGCAAATCGGATCATCTAATGGCCGACCCTCGCCTCATCCTCGGGAAGATCATCGCCGTGCAAGGCACGTCGCCAGGTCGGGCATCGACCATCTCGTACACGATCGCGGTGCACGACCCCAACACCGAGGGCGTGTTCACGCTCAATGGTCAACGGCCCGTGAAGCGGCTGCCCGACACCATCGACGTGGAGGCGTTCATTGTCGGCGACATTGTGGTCGGCAGCGTCGAGGCCAACCGCGTCCGGTGGCACTTCCAAGAGTTGCCCGCGTTTGCCGACTGCCCGACGCTGACGCCGCCGGCGCCCATCGTGTCGCCGGAAGACCCGTTCAACCTGCCGCCGATCACGCCGTTCCCCAACGTCACCAACTACGCTCAAGCCGGTTCGTCCTCGTCCGCGCCGGCTCCGCCGCCGGTAGGAGATTGATTTATGGCCACCGTCTCGACCGTCCTGACGCCGATCAACACGCCAGAAGGCCCGGTGTTCAACCCGTCGCAAGTGCTGTCGTCGATCAACAGCGGCTTGGTGTACGACGTGCTGGAGTACGCGACGATCCGGGCGCAGATTGACTTCCCATTGGACGCGACCATCGCGGGCACAATCAGCGTGCAGGGCAGCAACGACGGCGAGACCTGGTCGGCCATGCCGCAGGGTGCAATCGACTACAGCAGCGGCGGGCTCAAGGAACCCATCTACGTCGCGGGCATCCGGT